GAGCATGGCGTCCCGATCGCGGCAGACGATGGCCTGTCGATACGTCAACGACCCTGGCGTCCCCACCTATAGAAGCAAACCACGGGACAGCGGGCCCAAAAACTTACTGTTACAGCTATTACATTGTGACACAGGACCGAACCTCCCACCCACACAGGACTTACAGGCCATCGTCCCGTAACAATGCGTAGCATCCCACGCTATTACGAATATTACAGGAGAACCCTATAGATGGCCTCTGTGGATCAACCCGGCCACTTTCCGGCCGAACATCGCTCGAGGGAGTTCTCCTGCTTCGCCCACAGCTGCCTGGAGCATGAATCTCGCAGGCACCGCTCTGTGACCTGGTGAGCCTGGCAGCCCGCACAGACCGACTGCCGCTCGGCAACGACAGTCGCGTCAGCGGCCTCAAAAGCCGGCTCGGGTTCCGGCTTTGCCTGCTTCTTGTCTCGGCATTTCTTGGCCGGAGCGTCGCCCTTCGGCGGGGTCTTTGGAGTGCAGCTCCACTCGATCAGTCGCTTGCCGTCGGTGCTCACATGGAACAGGTAGTCGGCAAAAGCCGTCTCGCCCTTGATGAGCCGCTCGCCACCGGGCAGTGGTTTGACGTATTGGCAGGTCAAGGCGTTCTCTCCACCAGTGCCGTCCCGCCGTTCCAAATACAAGCGTTGGCGCTTCCGTATGTTGTACCTTGACACCAGCCTCCAGGAATGTAGTTCGGTGGGACAGAGTGAGACGCATTATTGCATCCCTGTTGAGAGAAGATCGGCGCTTGGCCTGCTGATATGTTGAATTGCGACATGAGAAGATTGCCGAAGTACACGAACAGGTCGATCGTGATCGTTACGCCTGAAGTGTTGCCCAGAGAGTCGCTGCCTCCAATGATGTCCGGCACGCAGTTTAGGAAGTTATACATGTCCCATTCGACCAGTGAGCCAGGGATTGCGTAAGTGTAACGATCGGTCTGTGTTGTAGCTGCCCCCGTATAGGGGACGACGTACACTCCATCAATTCCACTAAGGTGGACATTGTCGTTGCTGTCGAAGATGCCTATTGGACAATTTGAGCACCCCAGCCGATCTCCGTCAAAGCCGATCAAGGTGACCGTAACGGATTCTGGACGCGTGCAATCCACGTCGCAAACAGGAAGAGAATAAGGCATGCCCCAGTGCTCAAAATAGCCGCCTGTCCCGATCTGCGTGAGTGCTTGTATCGGTACGCACCAGTCCGCCAAAGCATCCGGCAGTAGGTTTGAAAAGACGTGGCCGCCGCCCGGCGGCAACTCTCCAGCGAACGCTACGAACCATCCTGCAGACGCGGAGCCTTTTAGCAGCACCATCGCTCGCCGCCAGCCGTACTTCAGATGGAGCGGATCGTTGATGACCCACATGATCGGATGCCATTCGGCCGTGTCCCAGAACCAGTAGTTTGCGCAAAGGAGATCCCAGTAGGTGTTGACCGCTTCCCGTGCGCCAGAGATCGCTTCGTGTGTGAACATTCTCCAGGACCGCGTGGCGCCTGCGAGTTCTGTACAGCTGCTTCCGGCACCGGAAGCCACCCAGTCGATTGTCCCCGGGTACATGCAGTCCCGCAGGTACGGCGGACAGCACATTTGGAACATTTGTGTTGCTTGTGGATCGGGGGCGACGGCAGCAGGGAACATCCTGAAGCAGTGTTGCGTCAGCGTGATGTCCCAGGTCTCAAAGCAGTCCTCGCCGCAACAGCAAGCGTGCCATGGAACGATGTTTCCAGGCATCAGCAGACCGCCTCAATGGAGCCGACGCTCTCGAACGTGTAGAAGATCTTGCCCAGCGTGCTGACGCGACGGGTGATCTCCAGCGGAACGCTGACTTTGTGCGTCGCTGTCAGAGCGCTGCCGCCGCCCACCGCCTGGGGTATCAGCTGTGCCGCGATCGTGTAATCGTGACAGTCGATGCCCCACACGTACCACGGCGTAAGAACCGCCGGCTCTGGAACATGAGCAAGCTCTATGGTGTTGTAGGCGTAGCCGGAAGCGGTAGGGGCCGCTGGCGTCCTGATGCCTCCGCTCGCCATGGCTGTGGTGGTGATGACACCATCTGCGTCGATCTCGTAGCGGCACTGGCAGAACGAATATTGCCAGCGGGCCTGGTGTCCGGCAATCAGGACGGAATCGTAAAGCAGGGCCGGGAAGGTCAGTAGTTGCGTGTTTGGGTTTTCAAGCTCCACAACGTAGCGGTCGCGGCCGATGGCTCGAGCCCGAATACCATTCTGCCCGATGATCTGTCGAACCGACCCGTCTTGCATCTGCTGCAGGCGGTCGACAGTGATCGGCGCGTTGGGTTTCCACGGCAGCTTAATCATCAGGCGAACTTTGTATTAAAGTCGACAATTTCGTGAACAGCCACTTGCTTCAGGCCGGTGCCTAAGACGAGGCCTTGCGGCAGCGTCCCGTCAGGCAACTTGTAGGCGACCCACTGGTCGAAGGTTTCGGGGTTGTACTGGAACGTGTACCGCATGTTCCAGAACTGAGGACTCGTCGTTTCGATACGGGGCGAGTAATCGACGTCAGAACAGAACCAAGTCAGGATCGGATCGCCCAGCCAGATCACGCTGTTGAGCTTGTTCAAGAACGCACGGGCTCCGGCCTCCGGAGTGTTCGTTTCCTCCACGACTTCGATGACGATGGTCTCTTGAGGGAAGAAGCCAGACACTTCCATCCCCCTTATGTCGCCGTCATGCGAGACGGTAATCTGAGTACCGTTAATATCCTTCTGCCGAGGGGCCTGGTAGAGCGACGCCGTGCCGTGAGCTACCCAGTTTGCAGTCGTCCTGTGCCAGCGATAGATAAGGTTGACCGTTGCCGCACTGGCGCTGACGGCTTGGACCTCGCGATCCTCAAGCACCATCTCGGAAATAGTGGGGTGACTGGAGCCGACAGCTGGCAGGCCTGACAGAAAGTCCTCAATCGTGCCGGAGTCGAACGAAGCCAGATTGGTAATCTTGGCAACTCGCACCAGCTCTTCGATATTGCCAGCTCGCTCCACGAGCCGGGCCCCCTGAACTACATCGAGCTTGATAGTCATATTACACCGCTCTTGCCGGCATGCCTCGTTCGAACGATTGGTTCAGTCTCTCAAGTGCTGCAATGACCTTGTCCTGGCCGATCACTGTCAGCGGGCCGTCCACAGTCACGGTCGATTGGATGTCGTCCAGTGGCGACAGGTCAGGCATGGTGAAATCAAAATTGCCCGCCGGCGGAGCTTGACCGACAGGTAGGTCTGCTTCAACGCCGGCAGGCGGAGCAGAGCCGGCAAGGGCGTCCGCACCGGATCCGAAAGGTGGATCTGTCAGGGCAGGCGGAGCAGAGCCGGCAAGGGCGTCCGCACCGGATCCGAAAGGTGGATCTGTCAGGCCAGGCTCGCGATCGAAGTCAGTAGCCGCTTCGCCCGGGTCGACGACCTTGGACATATCCAGTTGGTCCAGTCGCACCACTTCGGCGGTAGAGCCAGACTTGGCGTTTGCGCGTTGTTCCTCAAGTTCGATCTCTCGCAGCGTGCGGATGCGGTCTGCAAGCTCCATGTCGCCGGCTTTTTCTGCGGCCTTAATGCGATCATCGTAGCCGCGTTCGAACTGAACCCGTTGAAGCTCGTCGAGGTCGCCAGAGGCTCGCAGCTTCGCATCCGAGATCTCCTGGTCGAGATCCAGAACGCGATCTTTCTCGTCCTTCTCCTTGCCGGTGGACAGCTTCTGCAGCTCCATCTTCCCGAGCACTTCCAGTCGATCGGCCAGTTCCTCGTTGTTCGCTTCGCGTGCCGCATCGATGCGGCTCTGGTACGACTTACGGATCGCCTGTTCCTCGATCTCGGCCGTCTTGCCTGCCGCCTGGAGTTGCATCTTGGCAATCTGGTCGTTGACGTCTTCGATGCTTTTGAGTCGCAGTTGTTCCGCGTTGGCAAGGACATCCGCTTCGGCCTCCGCCGTTTCCTCTACGTCAGCCAGCCGTTTGGCATTAGCCTCTTGAGCAGCTTCAACCTGGCGGTCGAAGAACTCCTCAACCTCGGCGTACATGCCCTGGATCTTGTCGCTCTGCTCTCCGAATATCTTGATAGCGCCAGACTCATGCAGCTGGCGTTCCACCTTCGCCATCGCCTTGTCTCTCGCCGTGCTGATCTTGTGAAGCTCGCCCTCCACGCCTGGCATCTTCGCTACTTCGTTCAGTTCCTTCAGGCTGTCAACGTACGATTGGACTTCCTTGCCCTTGGCCAGTTGAACCTGCATCTTGGCTAAGTTTTTGGCGCCCTCCTCCATGTCATCGTTCAGGTCCTTGAGTGGAGGCCCCATCAGCTCGAACGTGTCGATGAACGTGCCCATCAATCCTTCAAGCTGTGTTGCGACGCCACCGATGATCGGGAGCGACTTGACCTTTTCTGCAACGGCCTCCCAATCACCTGAGAAGGCCATGAGGGCGACGTCGAGAGAGCCGAACGCCAGTTCAAGCATGCCCATCATCGCCATGGCCTTCATCGCTCCTGCCACGAGCGGGCTGAACGGGCCGGCGTCACCGCCTGCCGAGCCTGACTTTTTGATGTCAGACGCAGCATCATTGACCTTACCTTTTGCCTGGTTCAGGTCCTGATCCAGCTCGTCCAGATCGGCTTTGATACGAACGTCGAGCTCGCCGACGGTCGATTTACTTGTAGACGGCACCTTGGGCCTCCAGTTCCATAAACCGGACTGCCTGCGTCAGCAGCATGTCCCATTGCGACGGGAACAGCAGATCCGTTACGGGGTCGCCACCGTAGTATCGACGGAGGATGGCGTATTCCCGCTCAAGGGGTCGTCCGTCGAAGTATCGGCTAAAGGGGCGACTGACTCCGGTCCAGACTTGTCGTCCTCGTCATCGTCCTTGGCTGCCAGCTTCTTTGCTTCGTCAAGCCGGCGGTAGTAGTCCAGATTCGCCACCGACGACGCCAGTGCGGCAACTTGTGTCGGCGGCCCCAGAAGGGCGACGTCCGCGTCACCCAGCGACCACGGCTTCGGAGCCATCTTGGCTCCCATGCGAAGCACGTCCACGATGCCGTGCGGGGACCGGATGTAATCGATCACCTCACTCATTGTGGGCTCGTGCTCGAGCTGGCGGATCAGCGCCGGGATCTGATCGACGCTGAGGCCGTGCTTGGTAAGCAATGTCGCCCACACGTCGAGCCTGCCCCGCTGCCGTTTCCATAAGGTGTCCTGCACATGGGCGTACTCCATCAAATGCATGCGACCGAAGACGAACTCCCGGCCTTCGAATGTGTGTTCGACGGGTGTGTTGCAGATGAGTTGGATATCCATCAGTACGCCACCGCAATCTTCCGCACTTCCGCGTCCTCTGGCGGATTGCCGATCTCGGACTTCCACACGACCGGCTTCTTCGCGCGAATACAGTTGCCCAACCAGGTGTGCAACGCATGGCTCGCCAGCCGATCCGCTTCGGCGTAGCTGGTGTGCTCGATGCGAATACCCGCCTCGGGATACTCGGCAACGTACATTGCAGTCTCGCCGTCACCGACGACCTTTTGTTCGATGAAGATCCAGTACAGAGTGACTCGCTTCGGCGTGTTGCCGGGAATCGGCTTGTCTCCTGGGATATCCTCGATGGGGATGCGTACGGGCCCCGAGCCAGTCGGCATCGTCTCGTTGCTGCCTGTCATGACAATCTCCTTTGGTGGTAATGTCCGACGACTGAAAAGTAGTTACGACGCGTCCCAGCTCTGTGTGACCGCGCCGGTTGATTCAAATGCTGTCGCTGTGCCCATGGCATCACGCACATTGCGAGTGAGCCCCACGCTGGTGACGTTTGCTGTAAAGGCAAGAGCGCAGCCGGTCTGGAACGTCAAAGTCATGGATGCTTGCGCAGCGGTCAGCAAGACTGGCGACGCAAAGAGGGTGGGTGCAACAGGCGAGTCGGCCGCGCCATATTCCGCGACAAGATCGATTGAGCCGGCAACGCGGATCGGCCCTACAGGCTCACTGGTCGCCCAGCCGAGATCGGAAAAGCCAGTCGTGTCGGTGGCGTTGATTTCGACCGTGGCGTTAATTGCGCGGGCTTTGCCGCCAAAGCCTGACGGCATGGACACCGAAGCACCGACGCCTTGGATAGTAGACATTATTCAGCTCCTACGCTGGGGACATAAATAGGTCCCATTGTGAAGTGATTCGCAGCCCGTCTTCTTCGAGCTCTTCGACTCCGCGGTCGATCGCCAGAATACAGGCCGCAGAGAAACCCGTGACCGTCAATCGTTGCCGGTCTAACTCTGACAGTAATAGGTCGTTCAGCGCCCATAATGCCCCGCCGCCAAGTGTGCGATCGCCATACAAGTTGATCTGAATGGCCAGTCGCACGTCGTCTTCGGAAAGCGCCGGTTCACCGGTATGACTTATAGCCTGAAACGTCAGATAGGGGAAGGATGTTCTTTTGGGCGCCTGCCCTTCGTAGAACCGGCCATTGAGCTTGTCGGCATCATTCAGGTCCGTTGTCGCAAGGAACGTCTTGATGGCTCTGAATGCCTCGAGCATCAGATCAGTCCCTTGAAGTTGGCAAGAATGCGCTTGCGAAGCCGCTTCAAGGTGGGCAGCCAAGCTGGACGATTCAAGCCCAGGGGGTTCTCCAAGTACGATGCGTAACTCAGATTGCTGCCGATCGATATGATGAACTTGCGTAGCCGACTGGAGTCTACCTGCGCCGACCGTCGCAGCGTGCCAGTGTCTGGAGCCGGAGGTCGTCCTGGCAGCGACGCGACGTGGTCCTGTGCGCCGGTACGAAGGTATTTTCGGCCAGTCCCCATCTTGCTCAGTTCCTGCTTCACCGCCCGTTGATACTGTATGGCGCTTGTCGACAGCCGGCGACGAACGTCCTTGGCCAGTTGTGCGAGGATATCGTCGCCATCCCACGTCACTTCAGTAGAGACCGCCACCTTCTTCCCTTTCTTGGCCATCACGCGATCTCCTCGCACGACAGCCGTTGCACTACTTCGGAAGCCTGCAGGTCGGCCAGGCCCATGACCTCTAGAGTCTGGCTGCCGTAGGTCAAGCGGTCGTCCTCAGTGATGTCTGTTCCGCCCGGCACCCATACGGTGAACTGCCTCCGGTTTGTCTCGCGGTCATACAGCGTAGCTTCGCTGCTGCCTTGCGGCTCGATCCGGCACCGCACGTTCGACAGGTGGGCAGCGAACGTCAGCACTGGCGAGCCTATGGCATCTCCAGTCTCAGTCGGTCGCGTCACGTCCACACGGTGGGGCATGAGATGAATCGGTGCTCGTACCATCAGCGTATTTCCGCATACGGAGCCAGCCTGGCCCTGTTCATCTCGTCAAGCTGCAGCCGATCGAACAGTGCGTAAGCGTAGCCGCCAAGGCTCTCGCTTGCCAAGTTTGGATCTCGATTGCCGAAGTGGTAAGCCTGAACGACGAACTCGTTGGCAAGTCGAGTGATGTCGTCAGGCAGGGTCTCGTATCCTGCCTTGTACTCGACAAGGACGTTCTGAAAACCAGATGGGAAGCCGGCGTTGACAGCCCTCCCAGATCGCTGGCCGCCTGACGGCTCATCCCACATGGCACGATCCGACGGCTCGACGTACTCCACAATACCGGTCGTAGCATCGACATGGTACGCCTGGTCGTCGTTATCTGGATACGTCAGATCCACGACGCGAGGATCGCGGGCGTCCACCCCGCCTAACGGGCTCAGGTCCTCGGCAGGGACGTCTGTCTTAAGCACGGCGGTCCAGTCAGTCACAAGGCTGATTGCGGTCGCAAGGGTGCTCGCTGTCGGGTAGGTGGCGAAGTCCAGCAGTGACTCCGTTGCCGTTCCGTCGGCTGCCACGCTGTGTAACCTCACGCCTGCATCATAGATCTGTACGACAGCACGAATATCGCTGCCGCCGTACGTGACGGTCAGGGCCGGATCGGCGCCGCAAGCGAGTCGGTTGACCCAGATGATCGGCCAGTGGCCGAGCCTCAGTCGCCGCCCATTGCCGTTGTGCCATTCCCGATAAGTCGTGGCCACGAAGTCTCGCTGGCAATATCGCTTGATCCACGCACTGGCCATGTTGATCAGCTCGGTTAGAAGCGTGTCTTCGCTTGCGTCGGTGATGTTCAGGTGCCGCTTGACGCTGGCGAGAGTGGTCAAGGCCGTGCTGTCGATTGACACCGCCCCACCCGCGACAGTTGTTGCGCCATCCCACGTCACGTCGTGGATATACAGCAGCGTATCTGTAATGGCCGGACTGGCGCCGGCTCGCTTGTAATAGAACACCAGCACTCTCGTGCCGGCAGCGACGTCCGTCGGGAAGTCGGCGTTGTAAAGGTCGCCACCTCTGTCAGTCAGGGCGATGTCGTAGTCATCAATCGACCCATCATCCCAGGCTTCCCAGTCAGTCGCTCCAGCGTCCCACGCAAACGAATCGGAATGGCGACGTAGGACCGCGTAGAGGTTAAGGCCCGTGCCTTGTCCCGAGATGTGCAATTCACCTGCCATGCCCCACCGCCTTTCGTGTGACGCTACCTCGCCTTATCATCTTGTCTTGCGGTGGCGTGTCAAGAGCTTTTGCGGTCGGAGCGAGGACGGCGAGGCCGGCAGAGATCCATTGTTCGGCGACGAAGTCAGATAGGTCGACCTCCTCGCCTTCCTCGTGTCCGCCCGCAGATTGAACGAATCGAATCAGCATCGGCTCAGAACGCCAAGGCAGTTACGCCAAAGGTAAACTCGGCATCCGCGTCCGCATCGACCGTCACGTAGCTGACTCGCCACTCATCACCGAACAGGTGCCGCACGTCGCCAGCCGCACTGGCGGCATCTACGAACATGGCCTCAGCCGTGCCACACATGATCTTGCCGATGTGCTTGAGTGCTCCGCCGTTGCCGAGTACCTGGGTAAAGTAGCAAACGTCAACCCAGCCCACGCCGTCAATCATCGTCTGGACCTTCAAGTCCAGTGTGTCGGCGGCATCGGTTTTGGCAGCGGTCACATTAAGCACGAAGATCAAGCCGTTGGCCGGGCGAGGCAGTCGCACGGCGTCACTTTCCGTTGCCGCCTGGGGGCCGGCAACGGTCGTAGAGGCGAGCAGAGTAACGACGTCGTGTGCTTCTTTCGCTCTCATGGCGCATTCCTTTCTTCGGGTTTTGACCGCGATAAAGCGACCGTTACCGGGTTACGGAATGGCGTGCGTTGTCGTCGGCATCAGCAGACCGGACTCAGCGATCGTGTTCGACATGTAGTTCTCGAACCAGAACATCGCGTCGCCCTTGAACACTTCCGCGTCATTCTTGTTGTAGCCGAAGCGGTTGTCATGAGCGCAGCCGGTCGAAGCCGTCTTGAACTCTGCACAGTATTCGGCTGTGCCAGTGTCGATGTTGATGATCGTGTTGTGATGCAGGTGCATGTTCGACGCGACGCCAGCATCGTGATGGATCACAGAGTCGGACGAGTCGACGTGCCAGTAGTTATGGCAGATCTCTGCGTCGAGCGACGTGCCTGCGAACACCAGCGACCCCGACAACGCCCCGGCCAGGCTGGTGATCTTGCAGTTCTTGACCGTCAGCCGATCAACGCCGGTTGCGATGCTGGCATGGACCAGGAACTCCATCGTCGCGGTCGTGTCGACCATCTTGATACCGTCGAGCGTCAGGCCGTCAGCCCCAGCTGCGATCGTGAAGCCGGTCGTTACGCCAGTCTCGAAGCCGGCGACGAACTTGATGTTCTTGATCGTCACGCTCGCCACGCTGATGGTGACAGAGCCTGCCGCCGCCGTGAACGTGACTGTTGGGATCTGATCGCCGTCACCGAGTCCGATGATCGAAACACCGATCACATCGCAGTTGATACCGGTCGCCGCGATAACGTTCTCTGCGTGACCCGGCATAACGAAGATGATGTCGCCTTCGCCGGCGGTGCAGAGGCCGATCGCGTAGTCGATTGTTGCAAGCGGGGCATCGGGGTTCCTCCCGCCACCTACGGAGTTCGCTCCCGTTGAGCTGTCAACGAAGAATCGCGCGCCGGTGCTGACCGACATATCTTCGATGGCGATCATTCCGCCGGACTGCTTGCGGGAGAATAAGGCTGTCCTCGTAGTCATCGGAGGTCCTTCCTGGGTTAGAGGCCGGGTGAATCCCGTCCAGGGTTGCTGTGTGAAAATGCCGGGCGGGCAGGGTTGATCCACCCGCCCGGCGTGAGTCTATTCAGTTGTCAGTTCGGCCTCGTTAGAGAGCCGAGATCGGGATGCCCTGAGCGCTACGCGGATCGTACATGATGTACAAGGCGCCAGCGAGCTGAGCACCAGCAGCACCAGTATCGGCCACGTCCAGGCGGATGTGGTCGAAGCCGTTGTCTGCATCGAGCATGTCCGAGTTGATCTCCACGCAGATCAGACCAGCCATTTCGGCGCTGGTCGCGTTGGTGTAGCTGGTCGCAGCAGTCTGAGCGACCCGCGTGAAGATGCCCAAGGTCGTAATGTCGACAGCCAGCTTCGTGAAGACCTCATCGAAGAGAAGGTCCTTCACGCCGGCTCCGGCATTGTTTGTGGCCTGTTGCAGATTGAACACCGGGTCGTCGCCCGCAACACCTACCGCCTTGAACAGAACGACAAGGCAGCGATGATAGTCCTTCATCGAAACGTAGTCGCCGTTGTTCGCCGCAGACTGCGTGTCCACCGGTATGAACGCCGGGGAGATGTTGCTGCACTCGATGAGTCTTTCGGGAGTCATGGTATGGGTTCTCCTTTAGGATCGAGTCGCAAGTGCGACGAACGGGCTGAGGGTGTTTGCTGATCCCTTGAACGGGGTCAAGGCAGAGTTCCACCACGGCTGGCCGTCCACTCGGAACGTGAACTTATAGCACAGCTCGTCCGTCAAGAACTGGACGTGGATGGACACGGCTGACTTGATGGCACCACGGGTGACGGTGATGTACTGAGCAAGGTCAGCAATCAGTATGTCGCCTACGGTACCCAGCGTGGCGTTGAATTCGGTCGGAACGACCGGACGACCCAGGATCGTGCCGTACGGAGCTTGGCTGAGACCGCCCGGAGGCATGTACACAGCCTGTCCGCCGGTGCCGATCGCCAACGCCAAGAGGTTCAGCGATGGTTCGACGTCCTGGTTGACGAGCCAGACAGAGTTGGATCGAGCAGAAGCGTGCAGCCTTGAGTACATCTTGACGAGGTTCTCAGGGACTACCGTCGCGGCCGCCTGCCCTGTTTCCTTTGCGACGGAGACAAGGCAGTTGGAGTTGAGGATACCCAGTGGCTGGCCCGCACCTGTACCGTTGACGATCGCATCGCCGACGGCGAAGTTGATCTCCTCGGCAGAAGCACGGCTCACGATCTGTTCCAGCGCGGCGCCGCCGTCCTCGAGCAGTTCCTCGGTGACGTATGCGAGCACGCCCAACTTGTGCGGCGTCAGAGTCATCTGTCGCAGCTTGGGCTTGCTTGCCGTCAACGTGCCAGCTTCCGCGAGCCAGTAAGCCCGGACGCCACCTCTGCGGCTGCCCGTCGCTCGACTCGTTTCGTCGATGGCAGGAATCTTGATCGATGAACTTGCGATGTCGATGCTGTCAGTCTGGTCCAGCAGGTTTTCTTCCTCGTGGACGATCTCCATTATGCGATCGGAGAACTCCGGAGCGAGCAAGAACCCGCCGTCAGCACTGATGCCTTCTGAAAGGCCGGTTGCCTTGGTTTGCACGGCGGTCAGCCGCTTGTCAACGCTGCCGCCCGATATAGCGGCGGTAGCGATGCATCGCAGCTGCTCGCTCATGTTCTTGAAGCCGAGCGTTCGCTTCTGGTCGACACGCAGATTGCCGCCGGTCGCACGAGCGGCCTTGGCATTGATCTTGCGGACTTCCTTCAGCAGCGTTCTCCGCATCGACTTGAGGTCTCTGCGGAATTGGAACGCCGAGGTCCGAGCGGTTCGCTTAGCAGCTTCCTCCTCGTCCTCCTTTGGCTTCGGCTCTTCGGTCTCGCCTTCTTCGGTGACGACTTCGTCCTCGTCAGTCTCCTCCGTCTCTTCCTCGTCTTCCATCTCTTCAGTCTCGATGTCCTCCTCGTCACCCGCCTTCTCGTCGTCCGGAGTTCCCGGTCCGACAGGGACAAGCACGATGGATTCGATCTCAACCTCATTGCCTTCCTCGTCGACCAGAGGCTGGTCACCGATCAGGGCAAGAGCTTTCTTCTTGATGGTAGTAAGGTCGTTCGGATTCTTCAGACTGGCTCGAATGCCAGGCAAGACCTTTGTCACGAAGTGAATGAGCTTCATGGCTGGTCCTTGTGAAAGAGAAACGTTGTTACACGTGCCGTCACGACTCTGGCTGCCTCTCGTGCCTCTCCGGCTCGAGCCCGTTGGGGCCTGTCCGGCTCGGGCCGAGCGCCTGACGCGCCCAGCGGATTCAGGAATGAATCTGAACAGGCAATCACCGACGTGTCAAGTCCTAAAGGTAAATCAAGCCCTGGGCTTTCGCCACTTCGCGAAGCTCGGCTTGCTCGCGTGCCTTCGCCCGCATCGCCGCCTTCTGCTCAGGGGAGTAGATTCGCGGCACCTCGATCTGCACGCTGCGAAGCGGCTTGGGCGGCGTCGCCCGAATGATCGGCAGTTCCACGACGAGCGTCTTCTTGCTGGATGGGGCGTCGGGGATCTCCACGCCAGGGCAGAGCGTAGCGGCCATCACCTTAGTCAGAAGCCCCTTGCCGACAGCGACAGCCAGTGCGTCCTGGTTCGACGGCAGCGGAGCGACGCTGAACTCCAGCATACGCCACTTTGAGTAGATGTAGCGGACATCATCACCGAACCGCAGCTGGTCCTGCTTCGACGGGGGCCGGCCTTCGATCGGCAGAAACCCGACAGAGAAGCCGTGGATCACTTTCTGGCGGAACAGGCTCAGAAGCGTGTCAGGCAGCCATTCGCCCACGTGATCGTCCGGACGAGCCGCAAAGACGGTCTTGGCCAGCACTGTCTCGTCAGTACGCTTAAAGCCTGTCGCCCGTCCGACCGGAAGTGTGTAGTCGTGGTTGTAGAACACAGTCGGCGACTTCTCGAAATCTGAGATGTCGGCGCCGCTTGGCAGGAGCACTTCGCCATCACGGTCTACCGTGATCGTGCTGATTGCCGCAGTGACGGCCCTCTCGCCCTCACTGATCGATACGTCGTCGGTCATCTGCTTGCGCATCGGCTTGAATGTACTGCGTTTGATTCTCATGGCTCGCTTCTTGTTACCGGTATCAGGTCGCACCGGCAGTTCGGGTGGAGTGGCGGTCCTTCGACATTGCCGTATCCGATCTTCATGGCTCCGCCGTCCAAGCCAGGCAGCGTCATGCCTTGTCGCAGGAACGGCTGGTCCATTGGTTGTGTCACACCTTCGTACATCTTGGCTATGGATCGGCAGAACTCACAAGCCTGCGGAGCCAGCAGCCATTCCGTTCCGGAGACCACGCCCGACTGCTTCCATCCTTGCCTCTCGCCTTCGACGTAGGCCCGGGCCGACTCCGTGCGAGCGATCGTACGGGCACGGTCGAGGGAGAACAGGTTTGACGGGTCGTCCACAAGCATCCGCGACAGCTCGTTCACGCCGCCGCCAGACTCCATGACCTCCGAGAATCGGCTACGGAGCGTGTTGACTGTGGAGGTAGACACGGCATCGGCCAGTCGGATTTCGGTCTGCTCCATGAAATGGATGACTTCGGGGTTGTTCAGATCCAAGTCGATCTCCAGCCCTAGCTGGTCGATACCAGACGCAATGCCGGTGGCCAGCATGGATCGCAACGCCGCCCGTATCCTCTGTCTAAGCTTCGCGTCGAGCTTTCCTTTGTAGTCGTCCAGTATCTGTTCGACGAACGTCGGCGGCACGGGAGGCGCTTTGGCGAGGATCTCCGAGAACTTCTTCGCGGAGTCACCTTCGCCGAACAGCATATCCATCAAGTCCTCGCGACTGGACGCCAGGGCGGACATGAGCGAAGACGTCAGGCGAACGATCAAGCTGTCTGGCTCATCCCGCTCGGTTTCCTCGGCAGACCCGACCTCCTGAGGCGTCACCTCCGGATCGGCGCCGGCCTTCCAGCCCTTGAACGACATCGGCATAACTTCGGAATCCACCACGCCTTCCAGCTTGTAGCCGCCACCTTCCTCTGGGCAGCAATGATACTGATGTACCACTGAATTCTCGCTGTTGTACTTTCGGCCCGTTCCTGTCTCTTCGTCCTCGTCCACTCGCACGACAAATCCGCCTGACGGGCCATCGCCTTCGTTGAGGCCTTCTGAGCCGCGATTCCCGGTAGGTGGATTGACTTTCCAGACGTCGCAGGTGTAGTTGTTTTCGTAGTCGAAGTGGAACACGCCGCACTCGCCATTACGCCCCGACCCGAACCGGCAGCGATCGCAACGCTCCGGCGTGTCGCCGGCACGGCGGTAATTAGGCGAATCCTCCTTGGCCTTGTAGTGCCCCTCAGAGGCCACACACGGGCCTGCAAGTTCGGCCCCCTTACCACCCAGCTGAGACTCAGCACGGGCCTGGGCCAGCAGCTCCTGCCCAACCTGTCGCATCTGGCGCCTCACGGCACGGACAACCTCCTGGCCGGGCTTGGGAAGCGTCGAAACGTTGGCATCTTCGACTGGCACCGGCCGATCGATCACGGGCCTGACTTCGGTGTTCTGCTGAGGCGGGGCGATTTGCAGCAGCGGCACGGGAGCGATCGCAGGGAAGCCTGTGGCTGGCACTCCTGGAGCCGCCAGCGGCATTATTGGTGCACCGATCTGGTCCAGTGGGGCCCCGCCTACTCTCGGCACGTCACCCAGGTCATGGCTGTACAGCTCCAGCCCTTCTTCGGATCGGGCCTCGTTGATCGTCATGAGTCCAGTTGACACGAGCTGTGTTCGACGAGTCAGCTCAAAGGTGCGGTCCTTGGGTACCGGGTTGTCATAAGCAAGAAAGGCGTCATCCTCAATGCCGAACATGGGGACCAGCTGCTCGTTCAGTTTCTCCTCATCCAGTCGCAAGAACGGCAGGATCGTGTCCCGCTGCCAACCAGCGTCGCCGGTCTCGGCGTTCGCCCTGTTGGGGTCGTTCGCCAGTAGCTTCGTGATCGGCACGCCGAACACGCCGGCGATCTCCTCGATGACACGCTCCTGGTCACCCAGTTGCTCAGGTGGGAAGTTCAGCTGCTGAGCCGCCACGTCGCCGCCCAGTGTCAAGAACCGCCCGCTCTTGCGTGTCCCTTTCAGTTTCTCGTCGACCTTCTCCTCGAAGCGGTCAAGCTGGGTGTCGGTCGCGCCTGCTCGCACCACGAGCATCCAGTCAGGCCTCGCCTTGTTGTCGAAGAACGACTGGTCCGTGTCTCGCTTGGCGTTGTGAAGCATGATGGCCGACCACGCCGCCTCCACGCGGCTGTAGCCGTAGTGCAGGTCCGTAAGGCTAGGCAGCTTCCAATGGATGACCTCGTCGGTCTGAAACTCCATCTGGTCCGTCGATGCCTGGCCATAGACGTAGCCGTCTACGAAGTTCTCCCGGGACGGCACGACGTACGTCCATTGGGAAGGCATGATCCAGAGCTCCATCGGGCGTTGCAGGATCGGCTCGACGACAGGGTGGATGTACGCATTGCCGCAGATCTGCAGGTAGAGCATACGAAGGGTCGTCAGGTCGAACCCGTTGGCGAACGGGTTGACGTGCGACAGGAGCTGCAAGATCGGGTGTTCCTCGGTTACTTCCTCGAAGTCGTCGCGAAAATCCGCCACCTTCTGCATCACGCCGCGACTGGGCTTCGCGTTATCCACCTCGCCGCGGAGGTACAGCTTGCGGTGGGACGGCACGCTGCGGGTGTGAAAGAGCTTGTCGCCAATCCGCTTGCGAATGAACAGTCGCAACGGAACGGCGGCTACAGCCTGAGCGTTGAGCGTTGCTGCGGTGTAGATCCACGACGTGAACTGCTCGACGGCGACTCGCTGGTTGAACGGGCGGGACTTCGAGCCAAGGTAGCCCGAGCCTTCCATGATGCGGATCGACGTCCGCAAATACTGCGTCGGATCAAACACGGCCTTGAGTCGCGAAAAGAACCCTGGCACGACGGCTTTATCGGTGTCTACTCGTCCCATAAGGCTTGGTCCTCAAAGAGCGAAAGCAGCGTGGGTGCTTGTGACCTCCGCAGGTCCGTGCCGCCAGCGACACGTACGCTGATATCTGCTGGCCGGTTCGCCAGATGGGAATTGGCCAACGCCAGCGCACAGACGCCGTCGTCGTGGACCCCCTCTGGCGCCGAATAACTCACGCCTGTTCGGGTGTAGACGAACTCGAATTGAGATAACTCGTTGGTCAGCCATCCTTCAGGAAAGCGTACAGTGCGTTGGTGGATAGCGGAAGCCAGACCTTCCATAATCTGCTGTTTAGACTTCTGTGTGAAGCAGAAGCCGTCCACATTCGGACACTTCCGCTTGATGCCTTCGACGATAGGATCGCCAACGCCGGTGCTGTCGATCAGCGTCGGAACATCCCCGACAGCGTCCATGATCCGCCTGATCGTTTGTTGCCAGTCAGACTGGAACCGCTCGAGCCAACAGGTATGGCCGAACTCGTCGAGGCCGCAAATCACCGTCCAGTCCTCGTACTTTGCGAGGTCGATGCCGAACACGATCGGCTTATTTAGCGACAGCGTCAGGAAGCAGGACCGGATGTTGTCCTCACCGAACGGATTGCCCGTGTCGTCTGACGGCTCGGCCAGATACAGCTCCTTGAAGATGTGCTCCGGCAGCAGACGCTTCGCATCAGCGACTTCGTTGTCATCCAGAACACCTGCCTGTATCGCGTCGTAGGCCGTCAGTTTGTGGTAACCCATGCCAGCCTCGCCGGCACGTGCCCGCAAGCCAAGCCGATACGCCCAGTTTCGTTTGCCGCGGACGTTGCCGATGATCCGCATAGGAGCTTTGGTAGCCGTCAGCGTCGTTCGCAGCGCGTAGAACGCTTCCTCTCGGAATCGGCTCGCCTCGTCGACCACAACGCCATAGACATCCTCGCCATACAGCAGATCAGGTTTTTCGCCTGACTTGAACCAGATCCGCGCTCCACTTCGCAGCTGAATCCATGAATCCGTCCCGTGCGATCGCCAGAACCGCTTCTGCTCATCAACCCGCTCGAGCATCCTCACCATACGGGTCATGGCGATCATGGCCTGGAGATGGACCGGTGCCACCCACCAGTAATGGTGGCCGGGCTTCCCTTCGGCCCAGGCTTTATGCATAATCCAGACGATGCAGCCAACCGTCTTGCCAACCTTCGTGCTGGCTTCAATGACTGAGTACCGGGCCGGATCGAACACCGCGGCATGCTGCTTGGGGTACAGAGGCGGCAGAACCAGATCGACCAGCTTGTCGCCGGGCTGCAGGTCCAGGGTTTCTGCGGGCGCCAGTGAACTCATGTGTCGAACGTCACTCTCAGAACAGTATGAGCAACGACCTCTGTCGGGTCGCCATCGTCCAGTCGCTCCGCCTTCTCAATGACCTCAGCAAGCTCGGCGTTGTCCTTCACGAATCCTCTCATCAGCGACACGCCGGCCAGCAACGACCGCTCGTCCGAGGCCTGTTGTGACCGAGCGATGCTGGCGATCACGATATTGGGCATCTTCTTGAATACTTCTTCGTTGATCGTCCAGAAGTTGATCCAGCCCTTTTGATGCGCACGACGGACCATCGCCAGTGTCTCACGCTGATGGCCGCGATCCGCCAGCCCTTCGCCGACGGCTTCGAGCGCCTGTGTCTTGTCAACGCCAGTTGTCTCTGCTTCAGTCATCCCACTCTCGATTGGACCACGTCCATAATTACCCGCTGGTTTTCGAGCGTCGCAGATCCGCCAGATGTGCCGACGGTCGCGATGATGCTGATGCTATCGCCGACAGCCATTGTGAAGATGCCTGGATCAGTGGTCAGTGCGACGGTCTTTGTGGACCCCGTGTAAGTCGCGATAGTGAACTTGGCTTTCTGAACTCCCGTAACGCTGTCAGTAACGACAGCAAGAGCCCCGTTGTAAGCATTGTCGTCCGCGGACCCGGCCGTAAGCGTGAAGCTGGTTTGACTCGCCAGTGTCGCGATTGTTGTACTTTGCATGATCGCGGGGTACGCGCCGCCACCTCCCGTAATCCATGACGCATCGCCGCGATCACGGATCGCCTGGTTTGCATCGGTAGCCCACACGAACGTCGACCAGTCGCCGGACGACGAGGCCATTTTTGCCGCGTAAGAGTTATCTACGATCTCGTCCGCCACTTCCACGGCGAACATATGATCGAGGTGGATCGCTACGAGCGCGTCGTTGCATTCGCTCTCGACCTCAGTATCCCAGGCCGGGTTCCATGGCACGAGTGTAAGGCTGGCACCGGCAGCCCCGATACGAGCGAAGCTGTCGCCCGTCTGTGGTGTATGACCAGTCAGCGATGTAACGGTTGCAACGGCGTCGGCAGCCGGGTCGAAGTAAGAAGCGGCAACGAGAGTCCTGGCGTTGAACTCCGCATTGGTCGGGACATCCAGGGCAACAGTATGAATGGCTGCGATGTCTACCGACACACTCAGTCCAGCCGGCGCTCCGAGCCGAGCGAAGCTGTCGCCCGTCTGTGCCGTATGGCCAGTAAGCGTCGCGACATTGGTCACATTGGCGACCGCGTCGGTTGCCGGATCGAAATAGGCAGCGGCGAGAATGGTCCTTGCGTTGAACTCCGCGACCGTCGGCACGTCTGCAATACCTGCCGTGTGGTCTGCGGTCTGAGGCGTGTGTCCAGTCAGCACCGCGACGTTGGTCACGTTGACCACAGTGTCCGTCGCCGGGTCGAAGTAGTCGGCGGACGGAATTGTACGAGCGTTGAACTCTGAGACCGTTGGCCCGACGCCGGTCGAGATGGCAGCAATATCTGCCGATATACTCGCGCCGACTGGAGCGCCGATCCTTGCAAAGCTGTCGCCCGTCTGGGCCGTATGACCCGTCAAGGTTGCGACCGTCGTAACGGTGGTTGCTGTTGTCACGGTGTCAACCAGCGTCACGTTGGCGACCACATCGACCGCAGGATCAAAGTAGGCTGCTGACGCAATCGTCCTCGCATTGAACTCCGCGACAGTTGGAATATCCGCAATGTCGGCCGACACGCTACCGCCTGACGGTGCTCCGAGTCGGGCGAAGCTGTCGCCGGTCTGCGGAGTATGCCCAGCAAGTGTCGCCACGGTATCAGCAGCCGGGTCGAAATAGGCTGCCGCCGCGAGCGTGCGGGCGTTAAGCTCTGCGACCGTGGGAATGTCGGCAA